AATGATCCTTATGGATCTCTCAATGACGGTTATTCTTCTGATGTGTACAACGGCAGAGGTGCTGTCTACAAAAAGTCAGAACTACAAGCACGTTGGTGTCCAAACGGTAACGACGGATGGGGCAGAATTTTTAATCCTGCTTGACAGGTCTAAATAAGTTTGATATTATGAGTAGACTCACGACAAAGTGGGTCTTTTATTATGAGATCTTGATTTGATTTTAGAGCCGAGGAAGGTGCCCCCCGAGAGGGTTGTGGTATACCCCCCTTCTATTCGGATGTAGAGTTCTATTTTTATTAATGCTTTTTAAAAAACTCGGAGCTGTTGCGGCAGTTTCACTTTCAGTATTCGGTGTTACTAGCACCCATGCGGAGATGATGACTGGACTGCCTATTGCAGTTCTTGATGTTAAAATCGATAAGGGACCACCACCAAAGGCAATTCCTATCGATGTAGTAGAAAAAACTTGGAAGTGTCCAGGATGTACACCAAATGAGAAGTATGTTCTCAAAGAACTTCAGAAAAAGACAAATATTTCAGATCGTAATGCACTAGCGACTATTCTTGGAAATATTAAGTCTGAAAGTAACTTCCATGCAAATATCTGTGAAGGAGGTGCTAGAGTTCCTTATAACCAATGTCATAGTGGTGGTTATGGTTTGATTCAATGGACTTCTATTGGACGTTACAAAGGACTTGGAAACTTTTGCCGTAACCATGGTTGTGACCCATCTTCCCTTGAGGGTCAAGTGCGATATATGATTAACGAACCCCAATTCCAGAAAGTTCTTCCAGAATTTGAAGGTCATGGTCAACCAGTTCATCAGTATATGGTTGCTGCTTACTATTGGTTAGGATGGGGAATTAAAGGATATCGTGAACACTATGCTTATGATTACACTAAAAAAATGGTACTGGCATGACAAAATTCTTGAATAAGATTAAAAACACAATCAGCAAAGTTCAAAAAAAAGTTGAGACACAAACTTCTCTTCTTCAAAAAAAGAATGGAAGTTATAAAGTTGAGTGTGTAATTGATGAAGAAAAAGTTGATTGTAAAGATTTTCAAGAACCTTATATTGCAGTTCCAGCACCTATAGTTTTACCTGACGATCCTTGGTTTGGAGAATCAATTAAAACAGAAAAAGGTATTAAATATGAAGAGAAAATTGCCGCAGAATCTAAAATTAAAGAAGACCAAAGAAAAAAAGAGATTGAAGAAACTAATGAAGTTAGAGAGCCTAACAACATTCACCAAGTAATGTACGAAATGGCAACTAAGAACTGGACTACTGTTGGTGAAACGCAAGGTGGTTCTGAAAACTTCCAAGAAGGTCCTGGTGGGTGGTGCTCTGGTAATGGATACAATCAGTTTCGCAACGGGTAAAGAAGACTGGAGATATAGTGAGAAGAAACTTGAACTTCGTGAAAAAGCACTGAACGTTCTTCTCACTAAGTATGGGCACCAAATGAACGGTGCTGTTCCGAAGTATAGTAATCAATCCATGTATGAGTGTGCCCATGATTGGGTCTCTCAAGGTAATATAACTACTTCTGGGATTATTAAATACTACGAAGCATATTACCTATGAAAAAATTTATTCTTGCTATGATTCTTGCTGCTTCTCCTGCAATTGCGGGTGAAGAAAAACTAACTAAAGGATTCTATACAATGGACGCTATGGGTTGCATGTTACTCCGAGAATGCACCGAAGATGTCCAAAGAATCTTTAGTATCAACGATATTTCTAATCACTATCCCGATTCTGATTATAATTTCATTGCTGACGAGTTCAACAACATGCTCGTTTCTCTTGACCAGATCGGAGTTGAGGTGTTTTTAGCAGATGAAAGGTATTTCCCCCCTGGCCATCGTGGTGTCTATCACACGGTCAGTAATAACTTTTTTCTGAATAAAACTTATATGCGTCGTCCTGGTGTTCTTATGTCCGTGATGCGTCATGAAGGATGGCACGCGGCACAAGACTGTATGGCAGGAACGATTGACAATAGTTTGATTGCTATTATCAAACCCGAAGAAGATGTTCCTCCATTGTGGCGTGAGATGACTGAAAGAACATATCCAAAGTCTTCAGTGCCCTGGGAAGCAGAAGCAATGTGGGCAGGTAGAACTGAAGGAATGACACAAAAAGCACTTGCTGCTTGTGCAAATGGCAATATGTGGGAGGTTTATGAACCTACACCTTTGACCCGTAAGTATCTGGTAGAAGAAGGGTATTTGTCTAAATAATAACATTCCAATAGGAAACAACCAACCGAGGAGAGTCCTGCGAAACTCTTTAAGTGTTATAATGGTGAACTCTCTGTCGGAAAACAAAGTTTAAACATGTCCAATTTAACAAGAGATGTCTTAATCAAGACAATCGTCGCAACGGAAATGCAAACATGCGACAGTCCTGATTACAGTCAACAATTAAAGAAAACATATCATAAATGGGAACATGAATCAAGTAGTGTTCTCTGTCAAAAATTTAATCAAATACAACATACAAACATTACAGTAGATTTACTCACACCATAAATAACTGAGCCTCACTCTTTTTTAAATGACAGATTCAAACCTGACTAAGAAAGAGGATGCCAAAAAGGAAAATAAATTTGACTGGGCAGACGAAGGTCTGTCTGCTCTAGTGCGTGTTGTTATTTTATCGTGGTCTGCAGCAATTCTTACACTTAATTATGTAACGATTCCTGGTGTCCCGCAGAAAAATATCGATCCGACTTTTATCGCAAGTGTGTTTACTGGGACTTTAGCTACTTTCGGGGTTCAACCTGCAAAGAAAAAAGATGAAGAAACTCCCAAAAAAGAAGTAGATAAAAAAGAAAAAGTTGAATAATAAATGAACTTATTCCTAAAACCACTGAATGATGTGAATGATGTGACATGGAGTATTGTCTGGTGCATGATAATACTCCTTGTCGGTGTTGGATATTACATATATACAATAATGAATACATCATATCAGGAGATGGGAAATGGGAGCAATGATTCCACCGAGCAGGAAGAGTTGTTACAACTTTCGAGTAGTAGAGATTAATCGTGTTGTTGATGGCGATACTATTGATGTCACCATTGATCTTGGGTTTGATCTATACAAGAAAGAAAGAGTTAGAGTTGCAGGAGTTGATACGCCTGAAAAGAGAACAAAAGATGATGAAGAGAAGGCATTAGGTTATGATGCAACCAACTGGCCTAAAGAAAAACTGGAAGGTGCGATTGAAGGAGAAGATGATCTTGTTATTCGCACTGAGCTTGTTGGTGGGGTTGGAAAATATGGTCGTCTTTTGGGGTGGTTATACATTGGGGATGCAGAAGTCTCACTCAACGAAGCAATGATTACCGAAGGATATGCGTGGAGTTACTCAGGGGGCACAAAGTGTAAAGATTTTGAGCAGTTGAGAGAAATCCGCAGACAGCACGGCACTCTTGTAGAGTAATGTAAAGTTTTATGTATGCGTGGGGGTATGGTGGTATAAATAATAGTAGTTATATTTGCTGCTATGAAGCATATCCACCATATTATTCCTAAACATATGGGAGGAACTGACGACCCTTCTAATCTTATAGAGTTGACTGTTGAGGAACACGCAGAGGCACATAAGAAACTTTATGAAGAGCACGGAAATGAATATGATAGGATTGCTTACGAAGCCCTTTCTGGGATGATAAAGAAGGAAGAGGTAATATCACAAGTATTAAGTGAAAGTGGTAAGAGAGGTGGTGCTACTAAAGGTAGAGTTCCTTGGAATAAAGGGAAGAAAGGACTGCAGAAGAACCCCGCACTGGCAGAAAGAAATAGAAATAAAGTATGGACTGAAGAAGAAAAGGAAAAAATAAAAGCAGGTGGAAGAAAAAATAAAGGAAGAAAGCGTCCAGACCTTGCAGAGAGAAATAAGCAACGTAAAGGTCTAAATATTGCAAGAGATGAAAATGGTAGGTTTGTATGATTGATGGTGGAACTAAGCAAAAGAACTTTGAAGAACTTCGTGAAATTCGTCGTGCTCATGGCACTTTAGTGGAATGATTCCTACATTATATGTTTTTGGATTTATTTTATTATTGACTGCCGGAATGATGGCAGTTGGAAATAAAAATGCTAGTATTGGACAACCGCAATTACCAAAATGCAAAAAGTAATTAATGTAATCGCACTTCTTTCTGGACTTACATCACTTGCCGTCATTGGTGGTGGTGTTTATCTGTATAAAAATGCAGATGTAATGATTGAAGAAGCAAGAGAAAAAGTTGCTGAAGCTGCAGTGGAAGCAATTTCTGGAGCACTTCCTGGTATGTTAGATGCTGCGATGCCAAAACTTCCAGAAATGACAGGACCAGAAATTCCAATGGCAACTCCTGCACCATCAGTACCCATGACAACCGGACCTGCAATACCTCTCCCCTAAATAGGGCTGATGTGTTAATTAATTATTATGGCAACATCAACTCATAGGAAAAGGTCAAGTAGGAATAAGGAAGCAGATCAAAAATTCTTTTTATATGTTTTCTTCTTTCATATTTTCAATTCCATTGGAAAATTTTTTCATGATTTGTTAGATGATTGATGGAAATTAAAAATATTAACATTTCGGAAATTTCTATTCCGGATGTGAATACTTGGTTTAGAGAACCACCTCATGCAATTCCACCTATTGTCCCAGTGACAGTTCAGATTGGAATTCCTATTGTTGATATTCCTGGATGTGTAGAAGCACATAGCACTAATAATCCAAGAAATGATAACTTGGTGAATGATGATCCAAAAGGAACATTGACATTTTGTGATGCGGGTGTTCCTTCATATAATCCTATGAACTTTGAACCGGAGGATCATTTACAGACACCAGTAGTTAAACCTCCACCATACGAGGAACCAGAAACCCCAGAGATGCCTCTGGATGCCGTTCCTACGAAGGCTCTGCAAGAAGTCAAATTACCTTGTCCCACAGAAAAACAATCACTCACAGAACCCATAGGATCCGTGAGTGATGGTGGAAAGAAAAGAATTGTTGATTATAAAACTGTAGGAAAAGAATGTATTGCAGTCAAAGAAGACTTATCTCTTCCTGTGCAGGTTTTAGAAGGACTTCCAGGAGCAGGTTCAGTCACAATGACAACATCAGTGGCAGTGATTGCAACGACCTCTGCAATTCTTGCAAAACCCGTTGCTGATGTATTATTGAAGACTATTAAACCAGCAGTTAAAAAGGTCATCAAGAAAGTTCAAAAAATTACTGGGAAGAAACAGAAGATTCTTTCCTTAAAGGAACGCCGAGATCTTCAGCGCGGTTTGAAGTAACTGTTGGAATAGAATGACGATGTGGATGATTGTGTCCAGGAGGATTATTAACTATTACATCCGCACATATTTTATGCATTGGACTT